TGCCTGCACACGTTCATACTTTTGAGGAAAAGCTTCTTGAAGCCTCTTGTTAACTTCCTCGTAAAATTCATTATCATTAGGATCGTATCCTTCTCCCTTTAGCTCTGCATCGATTGCAAGAGCCGCAGCCGTTCGTATTGTATCCTTACCAAACCACTCATTTTTCTCTGCCCATTCAGTAGCCCTGGGATCTTGGGTCTGTTGTGGTCGAGGTTGGTGAGGAACTGGCTGTGCTTGCTCTGGCCTTTCTTGATAATTAACTTTGGCAAAATTAACCATTTTTAAATCTGCCTGTGCATCATTCAAAGACTCTTGAGCATTAAGGAGCATTTCCTTATCACCATCTTCAAAAGCTTCCAGATAAACCTTCCGAGCTAATGCCACTTTATCTGTGAGCTGCTTCTCAGAAGTATCAAGACTTAGCTTATTTACATCAAATAATTCTTTATCCTTATTTTGTAAGGTGCTGCTTAACTGTTCGTTCCTAGTTATCAAGGACTGTATCTGGCTATCCCTGTCTTTCCTTTGTTTGACGAGTTGTCGTATCCTTTTTTGAGCACCATTAGTTTCGATACCTTCTAGTTCCTCAGGTACTTCCTCCTGAACTGGGGAAAAACTTTCTATCTCTGGAGTTTCCTGAACTTCCTCTAATTCATACTCAACTGGTTTCACCTCTGAATTAGAAATGTCAACTTCACTCCATTCTTCTTTTTCATCACTCATGTTATTCTCCGCTGTTTACGAGACAAACGATTTACGTTTGGATAAAATATGTCTTATACTATTATATCATATTAAATTGAGTTTCCCAAATCATCCGGCTCCTTTTCCAAGATTAAAGGTGGGATCGAGATCCTTGGGGTCTTCTACCCTCATTACGATCTGATCATCGAACAAAAGAATAAGACGTACACCCTTATAGAAAAGCTTGGTTCCGGCATGTTTGCCGTAGCAGACATAATCTCCTACGTGACACCAAGCACCTCCGGGGAACTTGTCCTTATCGAGATATGCCAAGTCTCCAAGCTGAAGGACTTGAGCCACAGTTGTTAGATAAGACATATCATCCTTTGTCGAATCCGGTATAAAGATACCACCCTTAGTCACGCTCTTTACTGAGACAGGACGTACCAGAACATGGAATCCCGGTAACTCAGGTAGCGGACTCGGATCGGGAACCTCCTCCAGATCTGTAACCCAGAGATCATTCTTCAGAGCCACACCCATATTAACTTGTTGCATCTTACTCATTATCCTCCTGATAGATACGTTTTTTAACAATGTTTGTCAGATTATCTCTGGCCCATTCTATCCCAGATATGGAACCGACAATCTGTCGATAGTGTGAGTAATCTTCTGCTGAACCATTACCCAATGTAATCTTAAGTTTATTTAATTCCTCGTTAAACTCAACAACGATTTCGTCCCAGATATCCATTAATCGTAGAGAGTACTCTTACGAGACTTCTTTTCTGGTTCTGGCATTTTCCACGCATAGTCATCCCATTCATTCAGAACGCTACGTTCACTGAGAATTCCCATAACTTCTTTCTGGAACGAATTGCCGTATGTTTTACTTTTACTCATTACATGTTCCAGATAACCCTTACCCTTCTTCATCATTAGTCATCTCCTTTTGTTGCGATATGGCCATCTTGACAAGAGCATCAAGACCCTTCATATCAAGTTCTTGATTCTCTTTCCTATTTGCCATGAACATCTCTTTCATTATTTGAGTAACTTCTCGCTCATCTTCCTTATTAATTTTAAAATCTTCCAGAGCAATTTTCGCCATAAGTTCCATATCTTTTATTTTTTCTTTACTCTCCCGATCCAAATCGGATTTCTCACGTTTGAACTTATCGGTAGCTCCTATTTTAAGCATATCAAGAATCTGTTCATTTTCCTCAAGCTCAAGTTTCTTATTTTTAAGCTCAAGTTCAGCAGCATTGGTAGCTGTATCGGATTGAATCTTCTGTTTCTCCAGCTCAACTTTAGCCTGTTCCAGAGCAACAAGCTGTTGTTCAGGAGACTGTGCCTGACCCATAGCTTGATTTGCATTCATTATCTGTTGAGCAGCTTCCGCCATAGCCATTTCTACAACAGCAGGATTAGTAGCTTGTTCTGGATTCTGTTGCATCATCTGATTTGTAATACCACTCATCTGCTCTTGATACTTCATAATCGAATGTTCTTGAATATTTGCCTCAAGTATTGGTCGGATGCGTTCCATGATAGGATTAGCCCCATTCATTGGATCTTGCAGATAGGCCATCTTTACCTGAATGTGGGCATCATGGTTCTGTCCCGGAAAGGCTGCAATAGGAATTCCCTTGGTAGCTGCCATGATATCCGAGACAGGGTCCATTGGCTTAGGTTGAATCTTGGGAGGAAGTATCTCCTCTACATTCGGCATATTAGCTGCATTAAGAATAGTCCGATTTAGTGCTTCCATGTTAAACATACCAGGGGGTGATTGCTGGGCCATCTGAAGCGCCATATTCGCCATCATCATACGGTGTGCATTACTGGGAATATTAGGATCACTAACCGGAATAATATCTACTCGACCGTCAAAATCCTTTTTAAAAATACTTCGATCTTCATAGGGAACATCGTAAGGATATTCCGTGGGAAGATAATCGTAATCAATCCGGGCAAGAATCCTGAATTCATCCTTTTGAGATTTGTGTATTCTTTTATGAATTGCCGTGAAGAACTTACTACTAGCTTCTAGTAAAGCCATAGTTGTTCCAACGGGTCCATAGGAGGCAGCATCAGAGATAACCTGCTCTGTGCTGTCCGCAAACTTCTGACCAGCAGCAGCCACGAAATTCAGCATCTGGAATAGAGTCGAGGAAGGCTCTTTGTAAGGAAGGGGAACAATAGCCTTTGATAAATCTATACCAGTTGCCTCAACCTCCTTGAACTCGCCGGGAGAGATAGGACTGTTGTCACCAACTATCCGTACTCCCTTGGCCTTAAACCCTCCGGGTAAATTGGCAAACTGACCAGCATCTATCAAGGAACGCATAGCTGCTGTTGCACTCATTGTCAAGTTACCTAGAAAATGAATAAGACCGAGTCCGTAGAAACCAAAGCCCGGAACAAATCTATAATGCACAAAGTGGCTTATTTTTTCTTTGTTCGGATCATCTTGCTTATAATTTCTACGAATACTAAGCACTTGCCGGGACTGTTGTTCTACAGTTACAATGTACGGAAGTGCCTCTTCATCTTCATCTTCAAGACTGAGATAACAGTGTTGTTCAAGTAAAATATATTGAGGATCATTATCCGAGGAGGGAGACAATCCAATAATAGTGTCCATCTTCTCGGAGAAAGCTGACATATTACCCACAGAGGGAGTGGGAAGGTCTATATCTTGATAGACACCTACCCGAATATCTCGGTCTAGTTCCACAGGACTCCGATAAATAACATGAGTGTAACGATCTGCATTACCCAGATCAGTTGCATAGTAAGATACATAGAACTGATCGATGGGAATAAATTCTGATTTAGGACGTTTAATAGTTGCATCATAGTACAGCTTCTTGAAGGAAGACCCAATCAAGGGGAGGTGGAATAACATCCTTTCAAATTCATCAAAGTATTCCGGCATCTGCTCTGTGAGCTGATAGTTCATAAAGTTCTGAACACGATTGGCTTGCAACTCTTTCTCCGGGGTTGACTTACCAAATATTCGAGACTTGACCGGACCATTTGTAGGAAAGAGTTCTCCCGAGGCTTTAGACTGGAACTTGACTGCTGACTCAATCAGAAGAGGATGTACTGCTGTGCAGGCACCCTCGAATGGTTCCGTTCCGTGCTCAAGCTTCAAACCTAACAAATCGAAGCCTCGCTCAAACATGGACTCCCATTCCGCACGGGATTCTTTATCAGCTTCAAAATTATCTATAACAGTATTAACTATACTTGTCAGATCTTCTTCTTCCAGAGATTCTGATATATTCTCGTACCATTCAGCTATATCTTCAGAGGCTTCCATTTCTACCGACTCTGAGAAGTCTACCGTGACTCCTCCATCTTGGGGATCAACCTCAAAGGTAGCATTCGCAGTATTCTCTATCTCAGGCATAGGTATAATATTACTAACTTCTTGAGACATCGACTCGAATGGATTACGTTCTGTTGCCATTTATTGTATCCTTACAGAATCAAGACCTGATCCAATATTAGAATCAGCTAAGAGCTTTTCTGGCATACCACCCTCGCCTTCTTCGGGATATGAAGTTTTAAGTATATCTTTTAGATCCTGAGGTAGACTATCCCACCATATCATATTCTCATCGGTAGGATCACCCGAATCCTCAGACATAGCTGAAAAATAGTTTGACATTGCAGATTCTTCTTCTACGTCTGCTTCACATTCAGGCCACCCTGCTTCTCCAGGCACACAAGGTCTTGCTGCTTTGAGACTCTTTTTAAGTATACGATCACCTTCAGTTTCACTGTAGTCATTGGGGTCTTTTTCACCAAACTGGGCTGAATCCCTATCCCTCATACCCATCTGGTCCGGGTCATCTTTGTCCTCTTTAGTCATTAGATCGGATTTTTCTTGCCAACTTAAAATGCCTTGTTTAGCCAAATATCCGAGAAACGGGAAAGTTGCAAGCGTGAGCCCGACCTGTATCTTGTCCGCCCAATCCTTTTGTGCTTGAGTAGGTTTACGAGTATCTTCCCATACGCCTGGCTTTTTTTGCATCTCATCTTCAGGTTTAGGAGGGAACCGCATCCCATACGGCTGCCACGTTCTATCCAGATAACCCTGAAATGCGTTCTTGTAGTCAGGGGTCGTATAGTCAGCTATACCATGTGCGTAATCAAACTGAGCTGGGTCGAAATCCATCATACCCATTAAACCTTCCTCGTCTTCGGCAGCCTTATCAGCTTCTTGTGCAGCTGTATCAGCAGCAGCATCAGCAGAAGCCTGCTCAGAGCCATCCCAGCTACCCCAGCCTTCTCCCGCCCAGTAAGCAGGAATACCATTAACAGGTTGACCACTACCACCTAGTTGTTTCAGAAGAGAAGCTTCATCAGAATTGATATAGGAAAGTTGGTGCGGCTCTCCCC